GGAACGTATGGGCAATAGAACAGACCAGCATCATAAGGTGACGAACCCTTATAACCGATTGTAACCAATTCTTGGTTGGTTGTATAACCGCCAAAGTATGGGTCGATATAGACCTTGATACGACCATGTAACAGACCAGCGAAGGTGTTACCAGTGTCATCAACTTGCAGGTCAGCAGTCAGAGCAGGTGTATACGAAAGAACGCCAGCCATTGCCATTGCGGATGCAACGTCAGACGAAACGATCAGAACGTTACCCTTACCACGACGAGTTTGCTTTGCAATTACGTTAGCATCACGCTCGATTTGGAAGATAAGACCCTTGAAACGCTCAACAGACCAACGACCGTTCGAGTCAGTATCCAAGTCGAAGTAACCAGCAGTAGTTGTACCGTACTGAGCACCTGCAACAGCGCAATTGTAGATTGTGCGGATAACTTCACGGTTGATTTCAGCAAGAATTTCTGTAGACAGAATGTTCGAAAGTTCTGTCTCAGCATCAAGACCGTGAATAGCCTTCAAGTCTTGAGCAAGTTCAAGCGAATACTCAGCCTTCAGTGCGCGTGATTGAGCGGTTACAGTAACCTTTTCAATTGTGAACGCCATTTGCTGGAATGCATTAGCACCCGAAGCTTCTGAACCCAAGAATTCAGAAGCAGCAGTAGTCATGCCGATACCGGAAGTGGTAGCGCCAGAAGTTGGGTCTTGGAATGTAGTTGCAATGTCAGATGCGACAGTACCCTTCGTGCCGTATGGATTACCGCGGGAATCAATACCAGAGAAGATGGTATTTGCTTCATTGTAGAATGCTTCTGAACCAGATTGGTTAGCATAACGTGCGCGCATTGCGAAGATCAGACCTGTAGGTCCAGTCATTGGCTGAACGCCAGCAACGTCATAAGCGATCAGGTTAGGAAGCGAACGACGAACCAAGCTGATAAGGATTGGATCGAAATTGCTGATACCTGAGCCAGTAACGTTTGTAGGACCCGAATCGGTGATTTCGTTCAGCGATTGGCGGTCTTGACGCATTGCTTGTTGTTGGTTTTCCAAAACAAGAGTCGTAACAGCCTTTTTGTATGGATCGGTAATGGATTCCAATTCTGGATGTTCCAGAACTGGAGCCCATTTCTTTTGTAGTTCTTCGGTTAAGTACATTTATAACTCCTTATTTTATTTTAAAAGGTTCTGTGAAATTGTCTTTGCGTATTGAGCAATCGAAGGATCATCGGAGATGAATGTCTTCTTTTCTTCTTCGATCAGTACTTCGTCATCAAGAGCATTATTGCTTGCAACTCTAACATCTGTACGGAAATAAGATTCTTTCAATACTTCTAGTTTATTTGCAAATTCATAATCGGAAGAATAATCAACACCCTCTGCGAGCGATTTTAATTTTTCGACTTGAGTTTGCGACAGGCCTTCACACGCTGCGTAGATAGCCTCATTTTTCTTTTGTTCATTTAATTCTTTGTTCATTTCAACATTACGTTCAATTTCTTCGTTGAGTGATGCCTCAAGTTCTTCAACTCTAGCAGCAAGTTCCTCAACAACATCTACCTTTTCGGTAGGAATGTCGATGTAATGCTCAGTGAACAAGTCACGTAATCCAGAAATGAAATCTTCAACGATCTCGGCACGGAGACCGCGTTCGACGGCGAGTTCATTCTCTTTCATCCACTCTTCTGCCATGTAACCAAGATAGTCGTCAACCTTTTGTGCAAGGTCTTCTTTAATTTCTTCGACAGCAAGTTCAAATTGTTCTGAGAGTGCTTCTTCGGCTTCGGCGATAACTTCTTCAGCTCGTGCAATAACTGCTGCTTCGAAAATTGTACCAGCCTTAGCAACGAATTCTTCAGAAAGGTTTTCACCAGAAAGAAGAGCATCCATGTCTTCCTTCATTTTCTCTTTCATTTTTTCCTTCTTCAATGCCGCTTTGATCATTTTTGCATCTTGTGCAGCATCTTCGTGACCTTCACCAGATTCTTCTTTCTCTTCGTCCAAGTAATCGTCATCCTCATATTCTGTTTCTTCTGGACAATGCATCTCAGGCGCACCTGGATTTGGTGCATAAGTCTTACGCATTTTAGGTGCAGCTTGGCGATCTCTTGTGCTATCCCAAGACTGAAAATTGTCGGCATCCGGACCATCACGTAAATCAGCACGGCCCATGCTGTCTTGCGGACCAGTAGCCTTAGTGTAACCAACGCCCCTTTTTTCCGATCCAACAGGTGGAGTTGCTCCGGGTGGAGTTGCCTGGTTTACAGTTTTAGCAGCATTTTTACCAATGCTTTCTTTGTCGAATTTGGTGTGCAAAGGTCCACCAATGTTCTCTTCACCTTGCTCATCAGCAGCAAGTTTCTTGCCTTGACCAAATTTCTCACCACTACCCATTCTTGAAGTTGTTTGTCCAAGAATTTCTTTAGCGGCTTCTGACAGATTAAATGTTCCCATTTGAAAAGCTCCTTGTTTCTATATTGTATATTTATATTTAAAGTTTTTTCATGAATTGTTCGAAGATATGTAGACTTACTTTTTCAATATCTTTACGTGATGCTTTAACGATTTTCTGTTTTGCTTCACGTAAATGTACTTCAGTCCACACACCGTCAACTATCATCCATTCTTTACCCTCCATGATACCTTGTATGAAAGCACCTGGTGCGGAAGGGTCTGCTACAATATCCGCCGCTGTGGCTAGATAAAAATCGTTCTGAACAATATTAACACCGTTAACATTCTTCAACGAACCCATGCCTCTAGAAGATACACCTAATTGAGCACCACCTTCGATAAGTTTCTTGGCGATTTCACCCATTGGCGTGTCTAGAACTCTTGCTTTACCAATCCATTGTGTGCCGTCTTCTTTCAAACTCTTGATAAGAATTGCAACACGGTCTAAATTGATGGAAGGTGATTCAGGATGACCTAATTCACCAAATGCTCTATTTTTATTGATGTACTCTTCCGTATAACGGTCTACCTCTTTTCTTAGAGTGTTGAACTCATACAGACGGCCGTTACGATTCTTCTTTTCAGCGACAAGAAAAGGACCCTCAATGTGAAGAATTTTTTTACCATCAGCCTCTTCGGTGAGGTAGTTGACGGTTTCATTAATTTCTTTGATTAGTTTCATGTTATTATGGTTTTAGTGAATAATCGCCGTAATTGAATGCAGCAGGATCATTAAATTGTCCACGCTGATAATATGCATTGTCTTTTCTTAGTTCCATAATAATAGTGTAGCTACTATTCGTGGATTGTCCTCGCGTAGAAATGCTAATATCCCCATTCGTGTTTGCAGTAATATTAGGATTTTTAATGGTAACCCAGTTTCCGTTACCATCATATTCTCCATTACCTTGTAAGAACATTATTGGAACACCGGTATTAGCTAGTACACCTGCTTGGTTATTTGCTCTCCAATATAACTGAACATCACCAGATCCAGTATCTGTGTCATACCAAAGACGGAAAATTGTTAAACCATAATACGGTTTTGCAGTATTGCTGACGCTCAATGCGGAACGTAAAGGAACATTATTGGCATCAAGAGCACCATACAAAGTATTGGCTTGAATTCTAGCAATATTTTCTTCTTGACCTGAACCATCAAATGCAGCGGTCAATTTGATGATAGCATGTTGCGTATCATCTTTTAGTATTTGATATGAAAATGAATTTGCCATGTTTTATCCTAATTTATTTCGAATCTTTGGTAGGTTCGTCTTTAGGTGGTTTTCTAGAGTAAACTGTACCCGTAGAAACCTTTTTAGAAGTGAAACCTGCCTTTTCACCTGGTTTGGTTGGAACCTGACTCTTGTAGTCTTTATCAAAAGGACTACCAGATTCTTCCAATTCTTCATCCTCATCCCCATATTCATACTCAACTTCTTCTTCTTGTTGAGCAATCAGAGTCTGTGCAATCTCAGCACGTTTGGCATCAATGTGTGCGGTGACCTTATCATGAATAGCCGAATATAACGCATCGCGGAATTCCGAGCCATTCTCTTCGTATGCAAAGTCGATAAGTTTTCTTGTGTCAGACATGTTTTTCTCCAAATAGTCTATTGATTATTATATTTATAAAATTCTTTTTATCTTGTTGAAGATTGGCTCTTCTTCTTCTTTTTGTGGTGTGGCATCAGGTGCAGGAGCATCAGCAGCGGCCATGTTCATCATCTGTTGTTGTGCAATACTTGTTGTCACACTAACTGGAAC